TACACATATGATTCGCGCCTCTTGCCTACCATCTCGCTTTCGGACGACACGACGACGTTCATCAAAGCAAAGAACGAACTGGATGTATTTGAATCACAGCAGAGCGGGGGTGATTAAGTGTTTCAGAAAATCGCGAACGCTTTATCGGTGGAAGTAGAGGGAACCGACCTGACGAAAGCGACGAAGCTTGAGTTTTATGTGAGACAAGGGTGTTCCTTCTTCCAGTATGAACCTACAGTAGTCGACGAAACGCACCTGCTTGTAAAAATCCCGTATGCAGACGCAATGCGGCTGCAAGCAAGCACCGTGAGGCTACAGCTTGCCTTAACGGATGGCGACGGAAACCCGATGGCGGCTGAAATCGTGCAGACGGACGCAAAGCGGTTTTTGAAGGAGGCGGGATATGCTTAAAATGGTGCTTTCGCAGCCGGAGATTCGGATGCGGATTGAGCCCGCGAAGGTGGTCTATCAGGGCGGCGAGGCGTATGAAGGGGACTATGAGGTCGTGCCGAAGGCATTTGAGCCGGTTGTCTTGCCGACGAAAAACAAACTGCTGGCGGACGATGTGACCGTCACAAAAGTCCCATACTATGAGGTATCCAACGAGACCGGCACGACGGTCTACATTGCATCGGAGGTGTAAATTTTGGGCAGAAGTAAATTTATCTATGGCGGCGAGGTGCTGTTAGACCTGACTGCCGACACGGTAGAGCCCGGCAAAGTCCTGCTTGGCTTTAAATATCACGGCTCGGACGGCGAGCTGCACACTGGCACGTGCGAATTTGACCTCGACACGTCCGGCGCGACCGTCAAGGCTTCGGAAATTCTTTTCGGCAAGACGGCGGGCGCAAGGGGCTCGATGATCACGGGCGAAATGCCGAACAACGGCGCGGTCGCCGCGAAGATCACGACGGTCAAGGGCGAGTACATCGTCCCCATCGGCTACCACGACGGAAGCGGCAAGGTCGCCATCGACCCCACAGAGGCTGCAAAGATCATTGCCGGGAACATCAAGGCGGGCGTGACGATCCTCGGCGTGCTGGGCACGTACAGCGGCGAGGCCATCAAGGCACAGACAAAATCCGTCGAGCCGCTGACGACCGCGCAGACGATTTTGCCGGACGCAGGGTATGATTACATGTCCCAGGTCGACGTGGCCGCGATCTACTACAACGAAACGCCCAATGCCGCCGGCGGCGTGACCGTCACCATCGGCAAGAAGGCAGGAGCGTGAGCGTATGGCGGCACCGGAAGTATCTGGGGGCGAAACCCCGAGAAACAAGGTGGTCTACGCCGGAAAAACGCTCATCGACCTGACCGAGGATACCGTCACTCCTGCGGCGCTCAAATCCGGCGTGACGGCGCACGACGCTTCGGGCGCGAAGATCACCGGCACGTTAGATACCGCCCCGCCCAAGGAGTCGGACATCAATTTCTGGGACTACGAAGGGACGCTCCTGTATGCGTGGACACTCGCCGAGCTGGCCACAAAGACCGAGCTGCCGCCCCTTCCGAGCCATGACGGCTTGATCTGTCAGGGCTGGAACTGGACGCTCCAAGACATCAAGGACGCAGGCCGTGAGCTCGATATCGGCGCACTGTACATCACCGACGACGGCAAAACGAGGCTCTACGTCGATGTAGACACCGAAACGTGGGACGATTTTGTCTTGAATTACTGGCAGGGCACAAAAAGCGGCACGACGGTAGACTGGGGCGACGGAACGACCCCGGAAGCAATAAACGACTGGTCTTATATAGAGCATCGGCATGTGTACGCATCCAGCGGCTCATACGTGATCACTATGAGCGTCAAAGAGGGTGCGAAGATGTGGCTTGGAAGAGACGGTCGAATGCTGATTGCAAACGGCGAGACTGATAGTGGCCGCTGCGCGATGCTGCGGAAAGTCGAGGTCGGTGCAAGGGTAACGGCAACAGATCCGGATTGCTTTGGAAATTGTTGTAGGCTTGAGAGCGTCTCACTCCCGCAAACCTCGAAAGTAAATGCCTATCATGCATTTGTACAATGTCCACAACTGCGTGTGTTTGTTGCGGCGGATATGGATGAGATTGAGCGGACGTTTTATAAGTGCTGCAATCTCCGCGCAATCGCAACACCGAAAGGGACGACGCAAAGTAATGATGAGTATGCCATCACAAGTACAGCAGTCCGGCAGGTAAATTTTGATATGACTGCTGCCACCACGGTCGAAGGCCTCGAGCGCGTCCATATCAAGGCTGTCAACGGGCAAGTTAGAGATTTCAATGCCTGCCGCGCTCTGCTGGAAGTCACTATCCCGGCGGACGCTACAACCTTTGTCGCTGCCGCATTTCAGGGCGACAACGCGCTGCGCAGGGTGACATGCCTCGGGGATATCGTAAGCATCCCAGCGCAGGTGTTTCAGAGGTGCTATCCGCTGCGGTTTGTGGATCTTACGCACTGTACCGCCGTGCCCACGCTGGCCAACGTCAACGCGTTCGACAAAACACATCCGCAGCTGGAGATCCGAGTTCCCGCCTCTCTGGTGGCCGCGTGGAAAGCGGCAACAAACTGGAGCTCGTTGGCCGACCATATTGTGGGGGTGTGAGCATGATCGTAAGAGAGCACTACAAAACGCGCGCGGACGGCGTAGAGCTGTACAAAACATACTCGGATGCGGGCTATCTCATCCGGCAAGCGGAGACGGGCGCAGAGTACGATGAGGCAATTGACATTGACGGCGCGCCGCACACCTACACGGAGACGGATAAGCTTGTCACAGACAATTTTGACATCGAGACGGCAAACCCGGAGCAGCTGCGTGAGCGGCTTCTCGACACCGAGACGGCGGCAAAAATCTTACTTGGGGAGGCAGCACCATGACGTACACCGAGAGGGCACGAAAAATGCGCCCGTACATCGAACAGGCGGCAAGTGCTTTGGACGATAAAACAGTCAGCCTCGCGCCGGAGCTGCTGGGGACGCTGACCGGAGGCGGCAGCCTCGTCAAGGCGGGCACGCGCATCAACTGGCACGGCAAGATCAAAAAAGCCGCCGTCGACCTCTGGGACACCGCACAGAACACGCCCGACGAAGCGCCTACGCTCTGGGAGGACGTGCAGTACCGGGACGGATACAGGATTATCCCCGAGGTAATTACCTCCACACTAGCCTTCGCAAAGGGCGAGAAGGGATGGTGGGGCGGCAACCTGTATGAGTCGCTCATGGACGGGAATGTGTTTACCCCGACGGTCGCCCAGACGGCCTGGAAGAAAGTCGAGTAAGGAGGACTATGTGAGCACCGGAATTATTACCATCATCTGCGCGGTGATCGGCTCGTCTGCGCTGGCGGAGATCATCCGCTCCATCGTTGGAGCCATCCAGCGCAAGCGCGGCAAGGCCACGACACAGGATACCCACCTTGCCGAGATCGACAAGAAGCTCGACGGCATGAAAAAGCATCAGGACGAGCAGTATCTTGCAATCCTGCGGCTGACGATCATGTCCGAGGAAATGCCGATGGCAGAGCGCCTGATTGCCGGGCAGAAATACGTCAAGCTGGGCGGCAACGGCGATGTAAAAAAGTTTTTGCATCAGCTGGAGGCGCAGTGCGAGCATAGCAGCGCGCAATAAAACGGGAGGCAGATATGCGGGTAAAAGGCAAGTGGAGCAAAGGCGAGATGGCGCGCACCATCGTCATCTATCTGCTCAGACTCCTGACGATGGTGCTGATCTGGGCGTGCGCGCTAAAAACCATCGCTGTCCTTATCGCAGTCGGGAGCAACCCGGAGCTGGGCACGTCGGTCGACCTGTCTGACGTACTCGGCTACGCCGGGGGCGCAGCGGTAACAGAGCTGGGCTTGCTGGCTTTCAAGAGAGTATTTGCAAAAAAGAATGAACCGGTAGAATGAAAGGGGTACATATGGAAAACATTAAAAAGCGGCTGGGCAACCTGCTCAGCGTCAAGTCTCTGGTCACACTGGTCCTGACGGGTGTGTTTGCGTACATGTCCGTCGCGGGCAAAATCTCGCAGGACTTTATGACGATCTACGCCGTGATCATCGCGTTTTATTTTGGCACGCAGTCCCAGAAGACGCAGGATGTGCTCGACAGTGCGGGTACGCCGCAGGAGGGCGAACAGAAATGATGAAAGCATCCGAGCTTGTGCGCAGGCACATTGACGTTGCGAAGAATTACAAGACCGTCTACATGTGGGGCTGCTTCGGCTCCCCCGTAGGCGAGACGATCATTGACGAAAAATCCGCCCAGTACCCGGACTGGTACACCGGCGGCAGGGTCACATATCTGCGCAGCCTCATCGGGAAAGTTGTCTATGGCTTTGACTGCGTGAACCTGACAAAGGGCATTCTCTGGGGCTGGGACGGCAACAAAAACGCCTACTACGGCGGCGCGAAGTACGCATCGAACAGCGTCCCGGATGTCTCCGCCGACGGCATGATCGCAAAGTGCAAGGACGTATCCGCCACCGGCTGGGACAAGCTCATCCCCGGCGAAGGCCTCTGGATGCCCGGCCACTGGGGTATGTACATCGGTGACGGGCTGGCGGTCGAATGCACCCCGATCTGGGACAACGGCGCACAGATCACCGCCGTCCAGAACATCGGCACAAAAGCCGGATACCACGCCCGCAATTGGCAGAAGCACGGCAAGCTCCCGTGGGTCGAGTACGACACCGTGAAGGTTGACGCCGAGGTTGAAGAAGCAAAGAAGACCATCCGGCAGAAAGCAGGATTGACCGACGGCACGATTGATTATCTCGCCGGATACAAGTACGGTGACGATCTTCTCAAAAAGCTCGCAAAGGCGATGAAGTAAGGGGGCGGGGCTATGGCTCCACAAGCCAGATGCAAATTACCGCCGGAGCTTGGCGGACTGATGCGCCGGGATATGGAGACGGTTATTTACCAATCGAATCTCGGCCGCGAAGACGCAAAGATCGCGCAGCTCTACTTTGTGGATAAGCTCCCACAGGTTGACGTTGCTACGGAATTGTATCTTGGCCGTGCTACGGTACAGAGGCGGCTTCCGGGCATTGTGGCACGGATGAAGGATACGTCGAGCAAACTGTATAGCTGAGATAAGCGCCGAGGAATCGGCGCTTATTTTTTTGTATTTTTGCAAAAAAGTACTTGACATATAGTGTTTAACACTATATAATAAGGCCATAAGATAAAGCAAGGCGAAAGCCGGGAGGGAACAAACAATGGAAATCAAGAACATCAATACAAAGAAACTTTACTACGCATCAAATAAACTCAGCACCGTCGAAAGTAGAATTTATGCGGAGGTGGAAACGGCGCACAAGTTTATGTGCGAAGGGTTTATCTCAGAAACTGAATTCGCGGCGATTAGAGCAGACCGCGAAAAGAAAATGGCACCGTATAAAGACGGAGCCGATCTGCTGACCCGCTTCGCTAACGCCGTGAACGCGCAGGTTTACATGGACGAAACCGGCGATATCATGGCAGAGATGATGGTTGCGAATTCGGAGCCCGTTGAGAGTTTCGACCTTGAGGCTGTAA